AGATGGATAATTACCAGTGGTGGTTTTTGTTGATTTAACCACCACAGGTTGTCTGTTTCACTTGTTGGAGAGCTTCGTGGTAAGGTCCATCAGCATGTTCAGACCAACAGCATCCATCGCATTACCGGCACCACCCTTATCAGAGCCACTCATCATAATTTCCGGGACAAGCGGGTGAGTGGATTTTGCAAGAGCTTCAGCCACACCAACCTTCGTCTTGTATTCCCATTCGGCACGTTCCTGCGGGGTCAAACCAGCGGCAACCTTTGCACGGTTGGCAGCAGCTTCAGCCTCACCTTCCGCCTTAATTCTCTTTGCCACTTCCAAAGCCTTCAGAGCTTCAAGTCGTGCCACTTCCTTTTCCTTTTCAGCCTGGAGAATTGCCACATCACGTTCCTTTTGTGCCTGGGTAACTTCCGCAATCTTTACCACTTCCTGGTCGGCCTTTGCCTGAGCAATTCGTGCCTTACCTTCCGCTTCAGCAGTCAATGCCTTCTGTTTTGCGGTTTCAGCGGCAGTTGCATTAGCGACGCGCTGCATTTCACGTTCCTTCACAATATCCAACTGCTTTTGTGCCTTTTCATCAAGCTTCACATTCTGAATATCAAATTGGAGAACCTTAATTCCATATCGGGTGAGGGCCGACTTCTTCGTCATTACTCGGTTGCCGTCCTTGTCCAGCTTGAGCTTCGTCACACGATATTCCTGAACTTCCGCACGCTTCACCACCTTGCCATTTTCATCGAGTTCATCTTCACCAGCCTTTTCCTTTAGAACCTCAATCGTGGTTGCATATTCACCATCAGTGAGCATATCTTCAGCGAGTCGGCGGAATTCAGCAATCTTTGTCACCTTAGCTTCTTCAGCAGTGAACAATGGAGCAGTCTTTCGTACAGCGGACAATACAGAATTTCGTACAAGTTCGTGCTTTAGCTTCTTATCAGAGCGCTGTTCACGATGGATTTTAATTAGGTCTTCACAATCAGTCGGCAACTGATACTTCAGATAACCACTAATTGAAGCGTTCGCATTTCGGGACAGCGTGACAGAAATATCATCTTCGTCACTATCGTCTCCTTCCCAACCTTCGCCACGGACCTTTTCAGTGGAACTGTTGAAGTAGAAGTCCTTCGTGCGGTCATACGAATAAATCTTCGCAAAACCCTTGAAGTAGAATCCGGAGTGGTCAATGCAACTCATAGAACCAGTCGGTGACTGCTTAACGAGAAGCTGCGTTTCATCATTGTAACCAATGATAGACTTTGCGAAAACCGCGAAAGCAATAAGCAGAACTGCGATAACGATTGTAGTAATCTTTGCCTTAGTACTCATATTTTATTTTTTCCTTTTTTGTTAATGTTTGTTGTTTTTTTTAGTTTCAATCCTTCAAACCAATTTTGAAGGACAGACAAAATGTATAAAAAAATTGGTGGCTTGTCAATGCAAACCACCAAAAAATATAGTAAATTAAAGTTTACAATTCGTTATTGTTTCAAAACTGACAGATTTATGGACTTCATACCATAATTTCGTTTTAAATTAGGGTCCACATAATCATTAAGATAGTCACAAACCGAGCGGATAAGGTCAATTTGTCTATCAGTAAACATAAATTTTTTATTAAGAACATCGTCACACCATTTATTTAATGGGTTTCCTAGTTCTTCCGAAGTAGCTGCCCAATCTGCACACATTTCATATAGATAAGTATCAGACATTTTGGTACAATCTATATGCTTAGAAGCATAATCACCTTCGCTCCAATATTCGCAGTGGTGCGGATTAGACTTTATATGCTCCATTACAACATCGTTAATTTGTTTTTTCTCGTCCTGTGTAAGTTCAGTTGGAGAATATCTAAGAGCTTGACGAACAAGGTTTTTGTATTTAAGTTTATCTTGGTCGTGTTTCATAACACGGGCAGTATCAATATCCTTAATAGGAATTTGTCCGCTTTCTACCAACAAACTATAAAAGTATTTTACTCTTTTTATATGGTCTTTAACTCGTTGTTCATATTTTGCAACGATATTTTTATCAAGACTTTCAACTAGAGTCAAATTATTTTCCTTAAGTATTATCAATGCTCTTGTGAAATTCATTTAAACAAACTCCCGAAAAACATAAAGAATGAAGACCAAAAAGGCTTTGTAGTTTTAATTTCTTTATCAAATGCAGGATCTTTACATACTTTAGGTTCTTCTTTGGCTTCAACTTTTGGTTCTTTCATTTGTTCTTTAACGCCTTCCATAAGTTTATCAGGCCAATCAAACTTGTCTTTACGAACACTTGTATGATAGTAAATTCCAGAGAAATTCTTTGCTTCAGCAGCATCTTTAAATAATTGGTCTGGATTTTCCTTGAATATTGGTAAAATATTATTTTGTTTGCAAAGATACTTAATGAGTTTAGCAACAGCTTTCTCTTGTATTGGAGTCATAGTGGCATAACAACTATAACCACGGTAATTACAAACTTTATAATATTCCTTTTCAGATGATGTACAGTATAAGTTTCCATAAGCATCCATCAAATCACCTGATGCTGCCATCTTCAAAGGACCATAATTGGATATTTCTATTCCTATGGTCTGTTTACTCATTACTGCATTCGTTCCAATAGTTCCTGAACCTAAATGATAGGACCAATAATTATCTGGAAACAAATTATAAATGTTACCTTGTCTATCTACAACATAATTGACAGAAACTTTCTGTCCATCTTTCGTTAAAGAACCAACATCACCTTTAATATTACCAACAGTAAAATGTAAACAAATTGCCTTCTTTTCAGTAATTGTTTGGTAATAGTAAGTATTATGCTTAGGACGGATCTGTTTGATAAAAATATTATCACCCAGATCTATCTTGTCAATAAGAAAATGTGTTACACCGTTACTGTCTAATAAATTATTAGCAAAGGTTGTTTCAACTGTATCAATCTTATTTGGTCTCATAAATACCCTCTAAAAGTATTTATGAGAATCTGTAAGATTTTGATTAAACGAAGTCGCTAGAAATACTTAGCTTCTTTGCTAATTCTTTATAGGACTTGTAATCCTGACGGATTTTATTGATGTACTGTTTGGCTTCCACAATGGAAGTACAAGTTACAAATCCATCAGTTTCATTCTGAATTTTGTAATCAAACTTTTCAGATTTAATATTACAAACATATCTGGAAATATCAATCCTGTTATATCCATAACGAGTAACAGTAATCGTTACTCCGCCAAGGTCAAAATGCTTGGTATCTTCAGACAATTTTCCGTAAGAGTTCATAAAAACCAGTCTCCTATCAAGCATTACCACTTCCCACTAAGGCGTTTGAAGAAATCTTCAACATCATCAGAACTTCCAATATCACAGTGACCACCTTGTAAACCCATTTCCTTAGCAAAATCCTGCCATTCAGTTTCAGTAAATGCTTTTGCTTCAGAACTATTTTGTTCTTGGGTTTCACCGATTAAGGAAGCCGCATATGCATCGGCCGCCGCTTCAAGTCTTTTTATCATATCTTGAAATTCTTTATTGTTACTATACATCATCGTTTATCCTTATGCGAAATCAGAATCTATATCGCATTCTTTAGCGAAGGCTTTCATTCTCTTTACTTGCCCTCTTAGTTTGTTTAAAAATCCTTTTGCTTCATCTACAGTATCAAAATATACTAATGAACCAACATTAAATTCAACATGAGTTCCTTTTTCATCATTGATAAATCTGGAAGTCAAGTCATTAATACCAATCTTATAATTAGAATATTTTATAATGCGGATAGTCATTCCTTCAATAGTAATTTTCTTACTTGAAGAAACAGGACCATAATCCACCCATTCAGCTCCCCAGTTAGCATAAGCAGTTGTTACTGTTCCTGTTGTTGCTGTTGTTGCATAACCTGTAACTGTAAGGTTATTACTTTGTACAAAATTTATTCCTGGTGCTCCACTTATTGCCATAACTTACCATTGATAATAATTTATATCGTCATCTTCTACTTGTTCTTCTTCACAAAATTTTTCCCATTCTTCATCAGTAAAATTTTGTTCAGTTTTCCAAGCTGGTTCTTGTTCTGCAGTGCCTTTATCATCGTAAGTATATTTTATTGCGTTTACAACACCAGCAGGTGTCCAAGGACTTCCTGATGTTAAATATCCGCAAGTTCTATGTATTCCGTGGGGCTGCACTAAAAGTTATATCTCCACCGGCACTGCAATCAAAATCGTCATAATAACTAGCTGTCATCTTTCTCTCCTGTTCTATAATCTCCATCAAAACATTCTAACCATTTATAACCTTGCATATTTTCAAATTCAACAGCATATCCTTGCGGTGCTGTCGGATAAATGTAATGTATCATAAGTTTATTATTTGCTTTGATACTGTGGTGTCCGTGTTTACATTCTGGGTGATAAATCATTCTGTGGTGAGTCGGACAAAAGGACAATTTCACATGCTGATTTAATCTAGGCCACAATTCACGCGGAATTATATGATGTAACTCAATTTCACTGCGTTCCTTTGTATGAAACTTACAACCAGGCCAATGACAAATATATTCAGTTGGCTTTTGTATGTAATCAGTAGTAATCGGAGTTAAATCCTTTTTCTCTTCTGTTTCTTCTTCTAAAAATTCGTCCATCAGTTCTTCCACAAAACAACGTGTTCAAGTAAATATTTTTGCCAAGCCCTGAAAGCACTTGGTTCGCTATTCTTCATATTCTTTTCCAATGAATACAGCACATCTGGGTCAAAGCTTGGAAGTCTATCAAAGGTCAATTCAGTAATACAACTTTCTATTTCTAACTTACAAGTATCATAATCCAAAGTTAATATAAGCGAAAATTTCAACTTATTTTTAGTGAAATCAATTTTCTGATGTATCTGTTCAGCATTCACTTCAGTATTATGTTCCAAAGCATAAAAGAAATCTGATTCCCAATAAGTATCACCAATTTCCCAGTCCGAATCGTCTTTACAATCCTTAATTTGTTCAAGAAATTCTTGAACTCTGTTTTCAAAAGTATCAGTACAAATTGTGTACTTTCTCTTTTTAATTTCTCTTTCTTTTTCTTTCTTTCGGTCTTCCAAATAAGTATCAAAAAGAAAATCCATACAAGTACGGAAATAATGCTTGAAATCTTCTAAGTCTCTGATGTAAGATGGACTAATTTCTTTTACTTTGTCTTGTTTAGAAAAATTGTGACCGCTGACAATTACCATCTGAACACGAGGAAATTCTTCATATCCCTTGTTTTCCATATAAACATAGAAAGTATATCCACTGTAATACAAACTGTTTACTTTAATATTGTTTGCGTCAGGCTTATTGAAAGACTTGTCAATGTATGGTTTAATAAGCGCTTTATATGCTTGTGATGAAGACAAATACTTTTCCATAGGATTTTCCAGATTACTGCTAAACACAGGATAGTGATTAGCAAGTATAGAAAACATCGTTTGCTTCAAAATTCTATTGTAAATGTATCTGCTCATAGTTACCAATATATAAAATTTTTATTGTTTTGTCAATACATCAGTCTTCTTTTGCTTTAATTTCTACATTTGGATATTCTGTATTAAATTCCTTTTTACAGTCTTCACAGATTGGAGTTATCCAACCATCTGTTTGAAACTGTGCTGGTTTTCCACAATATATACAGATGTTCCAACTATCTTTTTCAAGCATATCAAACTGTCTGTCAATATCATCAAGCCATCTTTTATTCTGCTCGTAAATAGGACAATTTGGAAAATGATAATAAATTCTCAATCTTCCATATTTTTCCTTTACTTCAATAATCTTCAAATACGGAAGTGAATTGTTATTTTCCAAAATTTTTCTTATTGCTTGGAAATGAACTAAAGCAATTTTCTTCCAACCATCTGGAATTAAATCAAGCCAAGTTTTATCATAAAGAATTTTATCTGTACCAAAATCATTCATTTGTAAAAATGGATATTCTTTTAGAAGTTGTTTATTCTTCTTTATGACTTTTCTTTGTTCCCAGTATTGTTTAATTTTTTCCTTTATCCCCATAAGGTTCTCTCACTAAACTTAACACTCTTTTATTTGCTTTGTCTTTTTTGAAATCATTATCCTGATAATCTTCATTATGGATTAACAAGTATTCAATCAAATAAATACCAACAGCTACACTTCTTGACCTTCCGCTTCGGCAGTGTATATACCAATTCTTTACTCCTGATTTATACATTTTGTCTATGAAGTTCTTTATTTCAAGTGCTGTTTTGTCAGTAATACCTAATGCTCTACCATACTGGGTATCAGTAAATTCTTCTTCTATATCGTCAAATTCAACATTCAAAACATTCCTTAAGTTCTGACCAAACCAATGTTCGTCAACTTCTCCTTTGAAATCTTCCAGATAGTTTTTCTTAATTTCTGGTTGGCAGCAAATAGAAATGAATGCTGTGTCCTTCAATGTTTCCACATTGGAGTCATTCCAGCCATTCATAAGCATTGTTTCATCAAAATCAGTATGTTTTAGAACATTTATCTTGTGCATATTTTTAAATATAGTAAATTTACTGAAAAAGTCAATACATTATTCTAAATCGTCTTTAAAAATAATTCCTTTACGAACTGTAGAACCAATCAATTTTTGAACGTAGTCTTCAGTCTGGCACATAATACGCTTAATTTCCTTTACATATCGGAACCAGCGTATAATGTTTTCAAATGAATATTCTGTATAAGTTTTAGTTGAACTAAGTCTTTTGAACTCATCATAATATCCAGATGTAGCTGTAACATTACAAATGATTGTAAATTCTTCTTTTTCGTTTTTCTGTCTCTGTTTCAGTGTCAAAGTAATGTGGTTTAAGTTTGTGTATTCACTGCACAAACAAATTTCATTATAACCACCCCAGGAATACTGGTCCTTCTTAAAAACAGTCGGCACATTAAATTTGAACTTTTTAATTTCTTCAATATGACTATTTAAATCCACAGCAATAGCGTCAATATTCATCTTCAATCTCCTTATAAGGTCTAAGTTTTTTCGCAAGTTTCTTCTTTTGTTTTACTTCATCGCGGCATTTACCTTCAATCTTACGAGAATAACGATTATTCATACCTTTTTTAACTACATCAGCAACAACTTTTTCCTTCAAAAATGTTTTACTTGTTTGGTAAACAGTTTTTACAACTTTATCTTTTTTGTTTAAGATTACAGTCAATGGAAGCAAATATGTAATTGCTTTAATATCGGCATTACTCATTTGGGCAAATTCTGACTCAGGAATTTCAGTAATATGCAAAATTACACCTTCGGGAGTTTCTTCGCCATATTTTAGTGCCATATTAATCTCAGAATATGAAATCTTGCGTTCTTTCATACGTTGCTGAGTGTGTTCTGTAATAGTATAGTGGTGATAGTTTCGGTCAAGAACTGCCGGCTCTGGGGCAGGTCTGTTAATCTTTAGGGGTTTTAATTCAATTTGAACCAGTTCCGCTTGTGGATATATCCAATTTATCAGTTTTTGAAACATTATCTCTCCATTTTACATAAGTTTGTAGTACTTCATTCGTTAAATCACTAACTGCACGATATTCAGCAGAAAGTGATAATCTATCCTTTCGCAAGGATAGATATTTCAGATAACCATAACATTCATTTATTCGGCGTTTATGCCATTCTTTCTCAAGTTCATACTGACTTTTATGCTCAGTTGTCCTGAGCATTTTATAGTTTTTAATGCGTTCAATAAATTTATTTACTTCGTCCAGCATTCTTTCTAATCTTTTCAAGCCAGTGATTATGTTTGAGAAGGTCCTTTTGTAGTTCAAACAAAGCTTTATTTTCGTGAACTACAACAGCCACAACTAATCCTACGCCCAATAACTTAAGCAATTTTTTCATTTTTTATCCTTTCTAATATTTTGTCAATAAGTTCATTATAGCCTTCAATGTCACCATTGTAAGTTTCATAAGTCATATCATTATCAGTCAACATTGTTTTTATGGTCTGGTCAATGATTTTAGCTTGTTCTTCAGTTTGATTTCTACCACTTGGATTATAAGGTTTTACTCTCTTAATAAAAGCATTTATTTTATTTGTAAACTTCTTATCTTCGTGAATACAAATCTTTTTAAGCATTTCATCGTCAGTATATTGTGAACCAAGCGCAATAGGTGAATCTGTAACAATCACATCTACCTTACCATAAACACGAGTCATTCTCCAAACTTGTTTACCAGTAATATAAATTTGACAGTTCAATTCTTCTTTCGCACCTTCCCAAGTTTTGTCTTTAGCATACTCAGTAACATATTCACAATTTATTCCTGCCATTTTAAGTTTGGCAAAAATATATGCTGCACCAGTGCTTTTTCCACTACCAGGTCCGACCATACAAATTAACTACTAATGTCTGCTGCATCCTTTCTCCATAACAAACTCAAGTTGGTTCATCAATAAATGTTCTTCCGACTGACCAACTCTTTTCAATCGGAAGTTATAATTTTTTGCTTCAGCAACAATCACATTAAGTATTCTACTGATAAATTCGTTGTACATATCAGGAATAAAATACTTAGTGTTCTTTAATGCACTTTCAATCTTCTTTAACGAAATAGGAAGGATTTTGTTTTCAAACATTATCCTTTCTAAGTTCGCACCCTTCTCGTTGGTAACTGCCAATACGTTCGCCTGGAATGATACTTGGCCTGTTTCCTCTATATTCAATTTGGTTTCTATTACTATCATCTATCCTTTCCTGCGTGGTCAAAGATATTACTTCCAAATGAATTTGGTCAAATATCTTTGCCTTCAACCGCACATTGGCAGCGGAAAGTTCTTCGTGTGTAAAGTCATTCTCCATTACAGCCGTAAAAACTTCCGTACCAACCTTAAATTTTAGTGTATGTATATACTTACTAAACATTACACCACCATCAAGCGGTCAATATACTTGCGAAGTTCCTTTTCGGACTTGCCAGTCTTGGTTGCGACTTCCTTGATGTGTTCCATCAGGTAGTCCTTCAATTCATCTGCTACCTTTTCTTCAGCAGAAAGTACAGAAGTGATATCTTCAAAATTAGGCATAGTTTTTCTCCTATATTATTGTTGTGTAGATAAATTATTGTCAGATGCAATTTCTGTAAACTTCGGAACATTCTTTAAATGTTTGCTATACAAATCTATGAAATTACAAAAATCCTGCAAATGATTAAAACAGTTTTCAATACCTTGTTGTAAATCTTCCTGTTTGGTTTCTTTCGTTTCCTCAAGGTTCCAGTAACTTATATTAGGATACATCCACCAGTTAATTTCAGTCAAAACATTCCATTCTTTGTTACAGTTCGGAGGTGAAATTACCATTAGAGCTTTTTTCCTACTGCCCAGCATGCAATTCACACCAAACACTTTAGTGTCTTCTTTCAATCCCAAATAAATACAAGTTTTCTTGAAATCTTCAGGAAATTCATCTACTGTGTATGAAAAGTTAAGCCAGCCATTAGAAATGTTATACCTTTTTTCCAAAAAGTCAATCATCTTTTGGATCTGACCATAAATTCCAACTTTAAAAACTTTCTTTGCCGTTTCCATCATACACTGTCCAGTGAGCTTTGAATTTCATCATATTCAATGTTTACAACCTTCACCATTTCTTCACGCTTTTTCAAATAAATGTTCATAAACATAAAGAACTTTTGAAGTTTCTTGTAACATTCATCTACATACTTACGATTCTTTTCTGGGTCATTTCTTTCAAGGTCCCAATAAGTTCGCCAATCACGGTCAACATCTTTGTAAAGCAAATCAGTCCAATCTTTATGCTCTTTACCGAACGAAATACAAGTTATATCGTGTCTATCCTTATTTTCACCAATAGCACAATTCACACCAAAGAATGGAGCATCTTTCGTATAACCAAACTGAATCAAAGCGTCAAACATTTGTTTTGGAAGTCGCTCAATGGAAATCCAACCACAAGTCCAAGCCCAACTTTTAATGTCAGTATTGGCTTCAATCAAAGTTTCAATTTTAGCAAGTTGTGAATAAACGCCCATATTAAATATCCTTTGTATTGATTTTATTGGGTGAAGTAAGTAAAACATTTTTTGATTTTTCCTTTGCCAGTTCAGCTTCAAGTTCAACAATCTTCGCTTTTAATTGTTCAATCTCAGTATCACGCAGGTCTGGTTTTGGCTGAATTGGATAATCCAAATATGGAGGCCAATCCTTAACTTTCGTCTCCTTCATTGTCTTTATCCTTTTCTTTCAATTCCTTTTCCAACTTCGGAAGCGTTACTCTGCAAAAGTTTATAATCAACGGAGCAAAATCCATTACGATTATATGAACAAATGAGTACAGCCACATAAAAATTGCCAGAATGGTTAAAGCACCCATAGCAATCGTATATTCGTTGCCTTCCTTGAACATACTAACTGTCTGCAATCCAAAGAAAGCAATCACAAATGACCAGACTATTATCCAAAATCTCATAGATTTATCTCCTTAGTAACAATATAGTAAATTGTTTTGATTTTTGCAAATGATTTTTTCAAACAGAGTTTATTTCAGTTCTTTACATTCTACTTATTGAAAACAACAGTCATTCTCACAGGAACCTTTTGCTGTAGATAACCGTCAATTTCACGATGAAGTTCAATGTTATAACCAAGTTCCTTCAAATCCTTTTTCAACTGATAAGAATCATAAAGGTTATGGTTAAGTTCAATGTAAACACGACTCATACCATTTTCATAACTTCTATGAATGGTATCAGAAATGTTTTCCAAATATGCAGTCACTCTGCGTTCACGCTTTTCTTCTTCAGTTTCAATGTGAACTGTTTTCTTAAGTTCATCAAAAGTGGTTGCGTAATCCTTAATAGAAGCCATTGTGATTTTCCTTATCGGTTGAATTTAACAGTAACATTGACAGGAATCTTTTCGCCCGTAGAAATATCCCAACTAATAATTTCAGCAGAATACCCGAGTTCCTTCAAATCCTTCACCAGCTGTTCACCACCATACAACTTATGGAAATCATAATCCAGTTCCAAATCGGCATAAGAAAATCCCAATTCAAAGTTACGGTGCAGGATAGCTGCATAATGGGTCAAATGTTCTTTCAGTCTACGTTCCTTGACTTCGGCATCCGTTTCAGTGGGTACCTTAGTTTTAAGTTCATCGCAAGACGGGATAATTTCTTTGATATTCACCATTTGTAACCTCCTGTTTACATCATAGTGGTGGTTAAACCATCAAGAACAATCGCACCAAAAAACACCAGCATACCAGCAATACCCTGGAGCCAGTAGTTTCTCTTTTCCTTCTTTTCTTTGGCACGGTAGTAAGCAGTCCAAGAATTGAAGCCTTTGGGGAAAATTTCGTTCATAGTTTAACCTCGTTGTTGTTTCGTTTTCTAAGTTTAATATAGAAAAACCACTGACTATTGTCAATGGTTTTTGGTAAATTTTATGTAAAATTAAGTTTACATTGTCCTAATTTTGGTCACAATTTCACTATACATTTTGTTATAATCTGGGTCAATATTGGGACTTTGATTTTTTGGACTACATTTGCAAGAACCATAAGCGTGTTTACATTTTGGGCAGAAAACATTACCATCTTTGGGAATAAATGCACGAACACGGTCTCTGCAATCCAAATAGAAAATGAAATTAATCGGGTCTTCCCAATCTCCACCAGCAAAAAACCAAATCATTTCAGTTCCGTCTGGGAAGGTTGTTGTACCATTAGTATCTTCTTCACAGTTTTCAAAATCAAATTTTACACTTGAAAGGTCCTGTAAAATTAAATTTTTGTCTTCATAAAAACAAGTTAACATTACAAACATATTCATAACAGCTTCATAATCTGAACTAGAAACTGTTGCTATGGTTGCATTGTTTTTCAGTATATCATCATCGTCTTCTTGAAGAATAAATTGCTGTGTAGCCTTTGCTTTCAAATAATCAAACATTCGTCTAACGATATCTGACCGAGTAGAACTTTTCTTCGCATAATGTGACATATAAATCTCCTATTTTATGGTACAAATATAATAAAAAGATTTTATCTGTCAATTAAATTTTTGTTTACATTATCTTTTGAACTGGACAAGAGAAAAACCACTCGCAAACTTTGTAAGCTTCATCTAATGATTGACAAACGAACTTAGTGAAACCATATTGATAGATATTTACAAGCCAATTCTTTTGATCTTCGGATTGATAAATTTTTATAGACTTATTTTTCAAATACCAGCACTTTAATTTCACTGGGTCTTGGTAAAAATCTACTTGCTGTTTTGCAGCCAGTTCATTCATTTTTCCAATAAAATCTTCAAATTCAACATCAAGTAATCTTTTCTCTTGTATGTGTTCCTTATACTTTTTGTCATAGGTCACAGTTTTCTTATTCATTAAATTACGAATTAAGTCAACATATTCCTGTGCTTTAGAAGGATCTTGTAGATTTATCACTGGAACTTTCCAATCAATATATCTTTTTCTTACACACAAACGGCGCCAATAATCCTGACCTGGTTCATAAAATCTTATACCACTTACACTATAATGATAACTTCCATCATCAACAGCATTACAATCATATAAAAATGCTGTTTTATAACTGGTTCCATTATCGTCTTTTGGTGATGAAATATCTGTGTAAAGAATTGCTTCACAAGTCCAAGTAGTTTTATCTATTTTATAAGACCAAGCATTTCCAGTCAATTCACACATCTTTTTGAGTGTTTCTTCAACTAATTTCATATTATATTTTGTTTTTGCCATACTACACATTTGCCCAAGATGGTTTTCCTACATAAGTTCTATCTAATTTCATATCATACCAGTCTTGAAAATAATCACGCAAGAATTTCTTCATAGCATCTGGTGTAACAGTATCATCTATTTTATGCCAGTTAGAAGTATCACCATCATAACTGTTCATATTTCGCCAAGACATTGTATACTTACCAGTCTTTAATTTACGAATAGTTACAAATGGATTACCCCAAGCCAATCTACCCCAAGAACCTTTTAATTTCACAGAAAAAACATAAGTCAAAGATGCTGAAGCTACATCTGGTTCAGTTTGTTCAAAAAATAAACCGTGCTGTTTTACTTCTTCACCCATTTCAAGGATAGCATAATCCAATTCACTTTCAATTGTTTGTACTTTATCCTTAATTGATTCTTTCTTGTGCTTCAAACTCATTCGGTCATTTGTGGCCTTAATTGCTTTAGAGAGTTCTTCAAAATATAGTTTCTTGAACTCTTCCATTTTGTCGTTGTTATAATCATACCTAAGAACAATACCGTCACGGCCCCATCTTGCCTTTCCAGGACTTTTAACACAGTAATTATTTGCAAAAATATCTTCTATATAATGACCAAAATTCTTATATCCTTCGTAACCAAGCACAGCACCTGTCTTTGTGTTTTTGATTACTAAGGCTAAATCATCTATTTTGGCTACATTCTTACTCATATACGGACAATATAACTCAATATTGTCATTACTCCAATAAGAACCAGAATTATTAAGACCTATTCCAAGACCTTTAAAAAATTCCTTTACTTCATTCATTTTAAAGTTAAAAAGTGTTTTCTTTTCAAGTTCCCTTCTTGTGTCCCAGTCACAAGAAGAAATATAAGACTCAATTGCCATTTTTATACTCCGATATGTTGTCTAAACTGAAAGTCCATTGTGGATTTATATCTTTGGGTATTTCATACCAAGGGCTGAAATATCCATCTAATAATTTCTTTACATCTTCAGGTGTAACATTTTCCTTTAAACTTCTGATTTTACTGTCAGATGTAGTTATCCACGAATTGTTCTTATAATAAAATTCCCAAGTATCATTCTTTGTTTTGCGAATAGTAAAAATTGCTCCACAAACATTTCCCATTCCTTGTACAAGTTTCTTAAACACATAAACTACAGAAACATTCTGTGTGTTTCCAGCACTTTTATCAAGTTCAATACCCTTGTCTTTGTGTTCTTCATAATAATCAAGGATAGCATAATCAATATCACTTTCTATTGCTTGGATTTTATCCTTGATTTCTTTTTTCTTATTTTGTTTGTCTACTTTAATTTTTATTTCATTTATGTAGCTTTTCAATTCTGCAAAGAAAAAGTCTTCCCAAGCTGCATAGTCAGTAAAATTACGGAGGTTATTCCAATTTCCACCCAAAAAATCTGTTTCTAACTTATCAATAATGTAAGAACCAAAAGTTACATAACCATTACAACTAAGAGACCCACGAGTTTTTATATTAGAGATTCTGATACACTCAATAGTGGATAAAGTAATTTCAGAATATTCAGGTGAAAGATTAATTAAAAGTGAAGGATTTTGGAATGAATGATACCCGTATTTATTTTTTTCAGAGGTGAAGCCGCATTCAGCCATTTTTTCAATGAACTTATCTTTGTCTATTTCCCACTTCCAAAGTTTAGATAAACTCCACTTTTCATTCCAACATTTATGAGTCCAAGAACTACATTTCATATTTTTTACCTTATGCTAAATTTGCAGTTAAATAAATGTACTGTACCTGTTGAGGAACATCTAACCAATTCTGGAAATAACTCTTGATAAAGTCCATTATATCATCTTTTGTCGCACCAGCTTTGAAATACTGCCAAGGTGTTAAATCACCAAAGCCTGAAGTCTTCAAATACTTTATCATATATCGGCCTGTATTCATTTTTCTTATTACAATTTTTGGACCGTGGAAGTTACAATATCCAGTCAAACGCTTTTCAACAGTCCATTCATAAGCTGCAATTGATGATTTATCTTGTCTAATTGATATACCCTTTTCTTTGTGGTCTTCAACATAATCAAGAATAGCAAAATCAACTTCATTTTCAATTTGCTGAACTTTCTTTTGTACAGTTTCCTTTTTGTTCTTTAAAATTATTCTATCTTGTGTTTCTTTGATAGCTGTTTCAAGTTCACTCAGGAAAATCTGTAACCATTCTTCCTTATTTTTGTCAGTATAATTGATGGCTTTACATCTTTCACCACCATAATCATCTGGATTAAGTTCACAATACTTTTTAATGAATAAATCAGTAATGTAAGAACCAAAATCTTGGAACCCACGATAACCCAGATTATACGAAGTCTTTTTATTGTAGAACAGATACCCAAACATTTCAACAAGGCTTAGTTTTGTTAAATAAGAATTCAAATCTAAGCGCATATATCTGAAGCCGATAATATCATTAGACCATTGACCGTAACCATCGTGCTTTAGACCAGCTCTTTCAAATACTGCTTTCAAATCTTGAGTTTCTACTTCCCAATTCCAGTAGAACTTTCTGCGTTCATCGTGACGCATTCTTTTATATAGTGAATCCATTATTTTACCTTTCCATAGTTCCATTTAAGATTAGGCTTTGAATACCACCAATTACAAACATCAAAAACTTCTTTAAATTCAGTAACTCTCCAAAAATAATCACGATTATAAGGAATGGAAACATCCCAACACTTCAACTTCGGTCTGTTTTTAAATGTAATTTCACCGAACGTATAAATGTCATTTGTTTTTACTAAAGAAATATTATTTGACTTATCTTGTTTGTTTACCTTTTCAGCAAGTTCGTTGAACATTCCAACTGTGTCTTCTTCATTGATTTCAAAAACTTTTTCTTGGACTTTTGATTTTTTAATCTTCAGTTCGTGGTCTTTTTTCACCTTTTCAGCATATGACTGAAGTTTAGTAAGGTATTCTTTCATATCCTCACATTTATCCTGGTCAGGCCAAGTCATTTTAAAATACTTTTTCGTGTCAGGCCAATACAATGAAGAATAACCTTCACCACTGGCATAATTCTCTTTCTTATTAAATGAAGTAGAGAAAGGTGTAGGAAGATAATAATTTTCTCCATCGTGTTCATACTGTTTTGTGTTATAGAAAGCAAATACTTCAACATATCCATATGCACTTTCCTTACACAGTGGTATATCAAATATGAAAGCTTGGTCTCCATATCGTTCATATTTAATAAGTTTAAATTCTTTGAGTAGTTTATTTAATTCATCTAAAGTATATCTTTTCATAATGAGTCAATATAGAAATTTGTATTTAACATTTCAATGGTGACTGATAAAAATGAGTTCCAGCGTATACTGCAAAAGCATACCGATTAAACAGTATGCTTTTGGATTTAGAGCACCTATCGGGAGTTGAACCCGAACCTCAACCTTGGCAAGGTCGCTTGCTACCGCTACAACATAGGTGCATTAATTTATTTATGACTGAATGAATTGTTTTGCTTTTTCAATCCATTCTTTAGGTGAATTGAACATTTCTTTCCAAGATATTCTTAATACTTGCCAGTCATTTTCAAGTAACTTTTCATCTTTTCTTTTATCCGATTGCGCTTGTATTGGATTTGTTTGGTGTTGCTGACCATCAATTTCAATACATTTCTTTTTTTCAACCCAAGCAAAATCTAAACGATATTGAAAAAAGCTGTAATTATATTCATAATTCTTATCTTCAAATTCATTTTCAATTACTTTAGTAAAAAATTCTTCAGGATAACTTTTCTTAGAAGAATGACAATTCATCCAACCTTTCCAAATTCCTTTACGATAACCTTCTAAAGCAACAAGTCTTTTCTGTTGCTTTTGTTCTTCATTAAATTTGTGTCCTTCTCTAGGAACACGATTGGGATTAAGTTTACAGTGTTTTTCGTGTAAAGTTAAACTGTTTTTAAATTTACAAGGTTTACCACAGTATTTACAATTCCCACCTAATGAAAACAAAGGAGTTTTCTTACAAGCACCGTGAATTTCTTTACGATGTTTATAAAAATCTTTTCTATTGTTGAACTGTTCACCACAAACAGTACATTTCCAATTCAAATGTTTATGAGGCATTTTCTCTAACTGTATCTTATTTCAATAAAGTATTTATATCAATTAGTTCTACATTTAAACAGATGAATCAAAACAAATTAACGGAAAGTGCAGGACTTGAACCTACAAGGGCCGAAGCCCGTCTCGTTAGCACCGAGGTCGCTTACCAATTAGCGTAACTTTCCTTATATTGCCCGTGATGGAGTCGGACCACCGTCACCTGAGTCAGAGTCAGGTATAATACCGTTATACCAACAGGCAAAAATAGTTCTCGGTGTAGGATTTGAACCTACGACTTCCAACTTGTAAGGATGGCACTCTGAACCAGCTGAGTTAACCGAGAATATTGCATAGATACCTCTCAAAACTATGCTTGACTGTATTTTCATTCCTCACATTCTTACTAATACAGTCGTTCGTGAGTATTAGAGTAGGTTTTTTCGTGGACCTAATGGGAATCGGACCCATCACAATTTCCGTGCTAGGGAAATTCGCCTCCAAGGAACATGTAAGCCCAAAATGTTTAGTCCAGCTGCCGAGATTTGAACCCGAACTAAAGGAACCACAATCCTTTGTGCTACCATTACACCACAGCGGGGATGATTTATAGAGCCCTATGCGGGATTTGAACCCGCAACAGATGAGTGGAAGTCACCTATGTTAGCCAGTTACACCAATAGGACTTAATTTGTTTACACCCCACTAAGGATTTGAACCTCAACCAACAGTTTTGGAGACTGTCATGCTGCCAATTACACCAGTGAGATTTAAATGGTCGCCGCCCACACAATCGTACTCGTCAGTCTATTTGTGTCTTATCCGAAGTCATTCTCTCTATATTGGAACTTATGTTAGTTTATATGTTATAAACATTTCATTCTGATAAGTTCGCAGATGAAAATGAAAAGAGCCGCGTCAAACTATGTTAAGCTCTCTGTTGGATTTGAACCAACGCGGGTATTTCTACCAACGGTTTTGCAGACCGTCCTATTCGGCCAGGCTCTAGGCAAGAGAGCGAAAGATTAACACAGAATTTTTTACGGCGACGTACCTCCATCTGTGTCAATCATAGTAGTCTCGGAAGGACTCGAACCTTCAATACCGGATTCGTAGTCCAGCGGTTTATCCAATTAGCCTACGAGACCATTTAGAAGAGGTGGTAGGATTTGAACCCACGTGCGGAATGGATACCGCCCACGGTTTTCAAGACCGGTCCAATAAGCCAGGCTCTGGCACACCTCCATAAAAGCGACTAAGTCATTCCCTGCTTATGCCCCGGCGTTGAGTTCTCACCAGCAGGTTCATTCCACATTAAATCTTCGTGCCTTGCGACAAGGATAACTCACCAAACCTCTCACACAGGTCTTATAACGGGCCGTTTGAACTATCAGCTGCAGTCGGACAGCGTGGAATTAAATGAAGTAGTTTTTCGTCCCGGTGGTAAGATTTGAACTTACAACTTCTTCCGTATGAAGGAAGCACTCTAACCAAATTGAGTTACACCGGATTAAACTTATAGGAGAATTGACAAACTCCTAGCCTTTAACATTTCATAGGAAATGAAAAGGAAGCCTTCGTCTTAGCAGTGTCAATTTTTTTAGTAGCGGTGCCCAGGAGTCGGACCTGGTATCTCTAGGTTATGGGCCTAGAATGGTATTTCCGTTCCACTCGCCCGCAGCAATTATAAAATTTTCTACCTTTCACCCAACCATCAGGTATAGGTTTATCTTTTTCGTGGATTTTGTTTTCTTTTAATACAGGATTAGTAATCCACATTTTACCATACATTGTATTTTTTACACCCAAATGACTTTCAGTTAATTTCTTTCGTGTTTCTAATGTATGTTTTTTACCATACATTCCATTATTTTTGCCTACACAAAATTCAGGGTGTAATTCTTTATGTTTTCTCATACCCTTTGAAACTTTCTCAAAATGATTTCTTCTGTATTCAGGGTCTTTTAAACATTTTTCCCAACATATTTTATATTGATTTACTTTATTGTTTTGCCCATTTTTATTACAAGCATACCAACTACCAGTACCACCTTCATTCAAGTTGTATGTATCTTTTCGTTCTACAAATTCTTTATTTACAAGTTCTCGTTCTTTATCATTCATATCTGTTTCATTATCAAATATGAATAGAATTTCTTTTTTAAAGTTTTCAATACCGATGCTTCTTTATTGAAGCTTTAAGCCATTCTGAAGAACCCATATAAGAATCATTTACATCAGTTGTTTGATGTTTACCTATGTAAATCATTCCATTTAAAAGATTTGTAATCTTATAAATCAAATAAAACATTTTTATCTCCTTTTACCTTTAATGTTGCTCTAACAACATTATATTTATAGAGGTTAGAAAGATTGAGAATTTCTTTCAGCTGGTTAGAGCCAGTTGTCCCTCATTGCTTTCTCAATTCCACCATCTGTTCGGTCTAACACCAAACATAACTTCTCCCGCTCCCTAAGCGAGTGTGTCTCCTGAGTACTAAGTTATCGGTGTAGCAGGATTCGGACCTGCGACCCCTTGCTTATAACAAAGCATCTTCTAATTGTTTTATTACATTTAATTTTGGTTTTATTCTGATAGTTTTAATTCCGCATTTTAATGCATCATTATCTTTATCATTATCCTTTTGTTTATCTTTGTGCCAGTAATCACCATCAACTTCTATAAATGTTTTTAGTGTAGGTAAATAAAAATCAACATATCTGTTAAAATTATCAGTAACAAAATGATAGTTATGTTCGTTTTCAATCTTATGTTCGTTTAACCAATCAAAAGTTAACTGTTCAGGATATGTCATTTTACTACGATTTCCAGCAAGTTTAACATTGGGATGTTTTTCTGGGTGTTCAGAATATAATCTTTTCTTGTTTTCGCTTACTTGTTTTCGTAATTCATCTGACCACATTGTAGATAAATGTTCTTTTGCTTTTTCAGATTTCTTCATTGAATTACTTATTGATTTACTGTAATTAGCAACTCTTAAATCTGTTTCTTTAGTTAATCCTTTATTCCAAGCACCTCGTTTGTGATTAAATTTAATCCACGAAGATTCTTGATGTTCAGGATTTTCTTTACATAATCTTTCATGGTTTCTTAATGAATTAGAATTTTTACAAAGTCTACCACAAAATTTACAAATACAATCTGTTTCCATATTATATTTATAATTTTAGGTAGAGCATTTGTTTGAATTTTATCTACCCAGCTGGATTTGAACCAGCAATATCTGCGCCCCAAACGCAGCGACTTACCAGATTAGCCAATGGGTAGTTAAATTCTTTAACCCAGTTCAACCAAAATTTCAAAATGCACTTAACATTCAAAGATGTAAGATTAGGCAAGTGCTCTACCAGACTGAGCTACACACCGGAGTGAAATAACAACTTATAAATCTTAGTTTCAACAAGTCATTTAACGATACATTTCCATACCGATATGGTTCAGGACCATACAACCTTATTTATAAAACCGGTGGGAAAAAAGTATATGGACTTACACGTGCTTACCTTATATCAGTTTTTCCCAACATCATTGAACACACCAACTTTCGCTTCGTCGGTATAGGAACCATTCCCTGCAACGGGGCTTGAACCCGCGACTACCTCCCTGTTCGGAGGTCACTCTACCACTGAGTTATACAACGAACTTTATCCCGTTCTTTGATGTTTTAGTACCCCACCAAGGACTTGAACCTTGAACTCGCTGATTAAGAGTCAGCTACTCTGCCAATTGAGTTAGTGAGGCATATTGAATTTCTAATAAGTTAATCACCTAGAATTTTAATTTATTAGAAATTCAGTTTTTATATCTCTAATATATTTAAGTTGACCCAAAGTATTGGAGTCTAACCAACAACTCTTTAATACATTAAAGCGATTTTACAATTTAATCTAACTTTGGCTCAAATATATTTTATTATCTCTAATTTATATGTAATCTCCACCACCTGGTGCAGATTACTGTTTTTCTCGCTTTTTGCTAAAAATTAGTTGAGTTATAAGCTCAATAATTAATAACCGAATCCCGTGAGAAAAATCTAGTTAAGGGTCTACTCGTGTGGTGATTAACACCAAAACTTATTTTTTATTCTTTCTATTTGCATTTTTACTTCCGTAATTATCAGTTTGTGTATGACAATTAGGACAAAGAATTTGCAAATTTTCTAAAGAATTATTTTTTCTATTTCCATCTATATGATGTAATTGTAAACTTATTGGTTTACCATTCCATTCAACTACACCACATTCTTCACATTTATATTCCTTATATCCAGTTTCTACCAGAACTTTTAAAACTTTACTGAATTTAAAAGTTTCAAGTTTATTTTCCAACACATATTTTATCCACAAATCCGGTTTAATTTTAGTTGCGTTTCCTTCTCTAACATAAGCATCCGGAAATTTGTGTATTGGGTCAGATTTATTCTTTTTTATTCTTTCATAATCATCTTCACAATTTAAAAGTTTAGCATATTTACCAACAAATTTAGTTATTGTACCAAGTTTTTCACAACATTCTTCTACTGTGTTTGATGATTTAAAAACTTCACGAATGTAATCTTCACCGAATCTATCAATCAGACTATCCATTTATTCCTCTCTTTTTATCTTTAAAGCCATTACCGTGGCAAAATATTTATATGGTTAGGTTATTTGAGAACATAACCAAATGGCGGTAACCATCTGTTCCATATAAAATAGTGGGCAGAATAGGATTTGAACCTATGATGTTTACCCGAAAGGGAACGGATTTACAGTCCGTCTGCTTCAACCGCTTGCATATCTACCCAAAAATTTAACGGTCACAGCGGAGCACGATTCCGCAATACCAGCGTGACAGGCTAGCGTTATAACCAATTTAACTATGCGACCATAAGTTGTGAATTTAATTTGTTATCCCAGTTTCACATCTGGTCTGATGGAATTGCACCATCGTTACTTTTAGTCGGCACACCTAGACTTGAACTAGGACAAGCAATGTCTCCGCCTTATCAGAGCGGCGTGTTAAACCAATTACACCATGTGCCGAATTTTGCCCCTCGTGAAATAAGGGGCAGCTCATAGTCGGGTCTATGAGCAGAACCAGCTTTCCCATACGGCTTTTGGCTTCAGGGGCCGGTTCATTGAGAACCAACTGCGTGAAAAATGCAGTTGCGACCTTGTCAAGGACCGTTGCTTGTTACATACAAGCTAATCGGTGAAGAGAGATTTGAACTCTCACTTATCAGATTCTAAGTCTGATGCCTCTGCCAGTTGGGCTACTCACCGCTACTCCAAATATTTTTAAATTTAGTTACATCAATATCTTCAAATTTATATTTTTCGTTAAAATCAGGTAAATTGAAAATATCAATTTTATCTAAATTATTAATTTCAGATTTTTCAATCATTTTTATTTTCAAATCTGGGTGTTCTTTCAATACTAAAAACATTTTGTATAAGTCTCTTTCTCGTCTAAATCCCTTAATTTCAAAATAAACATTTTGGTCAGGACAATAAAAATCAGGTGTATAAGTATGAGTTTTTAAATATTTAATTTTTATTCGTTCCCATTTAACATTTTTATTTGTTAAAAACTCAGCAAATTTCTTTTCCCAAGTGCCTTGAACTTTTATTCCATTTACAGTATACCATTTCACACCGTGATTTGGATTTTCCTCCAAATATTTTGTTCTAACATCTGATAAATGTTTCTTTTGAATATCAGTTAATTTATGACCAACATATTTTGCTTCACCACGTTCAACTTTTTCTTTAAAAGTTTTAGCAGATAATTTTCCTTTACCAGGTTGTATAACCCTTCCAAGTTTATCGTGTGGCAATTTATGTTTTTCTTCACAAATTTTCCAATGTTCAAATAAACATCTTCTTGATTTAAAAATACCATTACAATAAGAACAATTCCAATTTCTAGCTTTTTTCATATTATATGTATAAAAATCAAGACACAGATGTTTACCATTAAACTTTCCTTATTTTGTAGATGAAGGTAAATAAGAAACACTTGGTATTTTTCACATAACATCTACTCTGTGAGAGAAAGACTATCGTGGGCATAGTATAAGATCATTTACCTTGCATGGTCCGTGTACTACATAACACTTGCGTTTTACACTTCCTAAACAGTCATCAGATACTGGCTTGCCTTTTCGGAAGCAACTCGTTCTTACCACTAGCGAAACGCTTGTCAAACTTGCCACTTCACATTCATAACCTACTGTTATGCTAGGGCTAATCGCTGTTGAACTACTTTCTCATTTTGCCATTTTGACACGTACTATGGCGAAAAGCGTTAGTGGGGACGGGTGGAATTGAACCACCGACGCGAAGCTCTTCAGGCTTCCGCTCTACCAACTGAGCTACATCCCCATAATTTGTTTGTAATCGGGATAGCGGGATTTGAACC